TCGATGATTTCCCTAAATATAATATGCAACTCATTAGAGATGTATTAAAGTACTATGGTTTTGAGATCATGGACCAAGGACAAAATAAAATTTGTTTGGAAAAAAAAGATAGGGTGGTTCTTTAATGCCTTATAAAGATCCTAATGATCTTAGAAGAGTACATAAGGATCATGAATACATGAACACGGAACGCGGGTTTGTAATGAATTCTATTACAAGAAGATTTAAACCTAGTGTAATAAAATATGGTGGCCACGTAGCCGATGAGTCGATGGACAAAAAAGAATTTTGGAGATTATACATGAATCATATTATTATGATGAAAGAAAAATTTCCAGATTCAGACGGTAGACTTTGTAGGTATTGTGAAAAGCCTTTCACGTTTGTAACTAAAATGGGAACTAGAGGTAAGGGTTATTTAGGTCGTAGTACACAAAACCATAATAATTTCAGTATCGATCGTTGGGACCCAAGATTAACCTATCAAAGCAATAATATAATTTTTTGTTGTGGTGGATGTAATGATAGAAAAAAGAATAGTACTCCAGATGACTGGAAAAATTTTATAAGAATTGGAATAGAGATAAATAATGTTTAATAAAAATTACAGAATAGGACAAAAGAACTTCATTGAGGACAGTGGTAGGTTCTTGGCAGCAATGTCGACGTTGGTTCAGTTTCTTTTGCTCCTGGGTGTACTACTGTTAAACCAACAACTACCACAACAACAACCTATGAAAGGAATAATATGAAGAAAATACCCAAACAAAAAAAAACAAATACTCGGGAAGAAAAAGAAATACTTCAAGAATATTTTACAAAATGTCGTAATGTTTTTTTAGATTCCTATGAAGAAGATATTAAAATAATTGAAGATAATTTTCCTTTGTACGCGAAGGATAAAACTCAAGTACCTTGTTTATTAACTATGGACATAATTACACATTCAGAATTTACTATGAATGAAAGAGAATTTTTATCTTATAAAGCTTTTGTTCAAGACTTATTGGAGGGTTGGAGACCTCCTCTCGGACTTGAAGTTATTCAAGGGGGGAAAAAATGATAAAATGGAATAAACAATTTCACTATCCTAAAACATCGAGACAAATTATAGATGGCAAACGTCACTACATTTTAAAAGAAGAGAAACTACCATCCGTTACGACTATATTGTCGGCTACACAGAGTAAGGAGAAACAAGCGTCATTGGGAGCCTGGAGGGCACGAGTAGGTGCTGATGTTGCGGATAAGATTACTAAGGACGCGGCCCATAGAGGCACTACCATGCACAATATTTTAGAGCACTACTTTGAGGACAGATTTATCATAGACCTCACTGAGAATGGCTTACAGGCCATGAAAATGGCTAAAATAATCGTGGACCAGGGATTGACCGGTAAAATTGATGAATTATGGTGTAGTGAAGGGACCTTATTCTATCCTGATATGTATGCCGGTGCAACGGATGGCGCTGGTATCTATGAAGGCAAGGAAGCAATTATAGACTTTAAGCAATCAAATAAACCTAAACGTAAAGAATGGATTGAGGACTATTATTTACAATTAGCAGCTTATGCAATTGCTCATAACCAAATCTATGGGACCAATATACAGTTTGGAATCATTCTAATGTGTACAAAAGATTTTTTATACCAAGAGTTTCGCGTAGAAGGCGAAGAATTCAAACATTACGCGAACGAATGGTGGACAAGAGTAGGGCAATATTACAAACAAAAAGAATTACAAAACATAGTTGACAGAAATGGTTTTTAATCCTATATTAACCTATAACAAATGAAAGGAATAATATGAAAAATAAATGTGAAGATTGCGAAGGTTTAGGTTATTTTACAAACGTAGAAGCAAGTGGTATTACAGATCCAAAAGATCCCTATTACTATCCACATACAGAACGTTGTGATAGCTGTCTTGTTTTTAGTAGTGATGAGGAAGCAGATAATTTTTTAACGGAGAAAAATAATGACTAAAAAAAATGTAGAAGAAAAAGGTAAGGTAGATCTTATAGATTATGGTTATGAACAGGGACTGCGTTGTCCTCAATGTGGTTATGAATATGTTCATATCACAAAAGCAGAAGTTTTTATGAGAGGTGAAGATGAAGATATTCATACTCACGTAACTGCAGATATAGAAGACCATAAAACTGAAATTAAAAGGGTGAAGGGTATGGGTAGAAATCCATCGGGACGTAGAGATGGCTTAATTTTAACAGGTTATTGTGAAAATGGGTGTATGTTTGAAATAGAAATGGCACAACACAAAGGTAATACACTTGTTACATCTAATTATTTAGGAGAAAAAAAATATGACTGAACAAACTGATAGATTAAAATTAGAAGTAGAAATGGAACGGTATACTAAAAAATACACACTTGAAGAAATACAAGACGCTGTTATGATAGTGACCGATAGGCAAAGAGTAGTGGATGAAGTTCTAGCTGTACTTGAGGAGATAAAAAAAATATGAAAAAAAGAATAAGTTTGTCAGAAATGATGAAAACTTTTAACGAACACGATTGGATTGAATGTAAAACCAAAATGGAAAAAAGTACTGGTGACAGGGGAATAAAAAAAATGACTTTAGATCAATTTAAATCATTTGCTAAATTTTTAGGTGCACCTAAAGAGGACGAGCAAGACATTGTTAATGACTCTGATGAGCCTTTTGATTTTCTTGAGACGACAAGGACGTATCACTAATGCCTGGATTTAAATACGATGGTCGTAGTAGACCTACCAATGACCTATATTCTAAAAACTTCGATGAAATATTCGGTAAGAAAAAGACATTGAAGACAGATAAGGACAAAAATACCACACTTAGTGACTCATCAAAAGGTGTGTCTACCTGCCTGTCTCGTGATTGTAACAACAGTTTGTACAAATGGACAAGTCCAAAAGATCCTAGATACTGTCAAGATTGCCTGTAAAACCTAGCTTATTTAACACAATGTGGCAGAATCAAGGCACGAGGACCGGGGAAAAAGTTTGTATAGAGTTTTTTTGCCAGAAAAAATTTTTTGTTTTTCAATTTCCAAATCGTGGTTACAATGGTTACAATCGGTTTTAAAACACTATTATTCGCTAATACCAACACTTCTAGACGATAATTTTGTAACAAAATCGTGTTACAATGTGGTTACAGTGGTTACAAAATACTATTATTGGCTTATACCAACACTTCTAGCAAACCCGTACGCGCGCATAAGAAAATGTTTTTTGAAAAAAATGTGCCTAGAGAAAAAACCTATACGTGATATAGTGAGTCCATGAAAAAGAAGAGAACTAAAAATAGAAAGACCATACCTTTGAATCCTAAAATCTTAGGTGATGATATTACTGCTTATCCGTTTGTTGAAATAAAATGGTTGGATATTGAAGGGGACGCCGGTTGGAGTAGCACCAAAGAACTAAAGAAAGAGCAGCTGCCTATCTGTGTGTCTAAAGGATACTTATTGAGTCAAAGTAAAGGTATCACTAGAATATTTACTGATTATATTTTGAATAAAGATAAACCTACTTTTGAAACAATTGGTAATACCTGTATAATCCCTACTGCAGTAATACAGTCTATTAAAAAAATTACTCTTTAATTTCTTCTATATCATTTTCTGTTTCAACAACTTCGGCCTTACTATCAAAGATAGGTTTGTAATTCTGTAATGCTTTCTCCAACATTTTGTCTAGTTCGGACTCATCCATTTTATCCATATCTTTATGGAGATGTAAGTTTGTATTGTTTTGTAGCCCAGCCGCTTTACCTCTAGCTATTTCCATATTACCTGCTGCACTCCAGGCTTTATTCTCCCTAGCTTCATCTCTAATCTTACCGAGTTCCGCTAAATGTTTTTCATAATTGATGTCGTATTTTTGAAGCTTCTCTGCTCTAAGTCTTCCAATGTATTGGGCCACTAAAGGATATAGTAATGGGTTCTGTAATTTACTTGCTGCAACATAAGCTGTGTTTTCTTCATAGCCAGCTTCAATCGCACATTGAGTATTTGTTTTTCTACCCTCTTCTGAAACGAGTAAGTTTGCAAATTTAATTTGTTTCTCTGTAAGTCTTTTTGGTACTCCCATGCTTGCAATATAGTATAAATTTGATATATGTTCAAGAGATGTTAAAAGGAAAGCTACTAAGACAAGTTCTAGATAAATTTTTAAAATCACCTTCTGCCCAAGAGGCCAGAGTACAAATATGTATGCCTAACGGCGAGATGTTTGATATTAAGGACTGCAAGTTGATGGAAAATAAATTGTTTGGGGTTAGAGAAACCCACCGATTAGTGATGACGGTCTATAAATCTAAATGGAATATGGGCCAAGTTATAAAAAAAATTGATTAGTCTTATTACTCCTCACTTAACTTGAAAAATGATCAAAGGGGAGACTAAATTCTGGCATGAAATTAAAGCGTTCAATATTGAAAATAATTGCGAATTATCATTTACACGCTTGGAAAATAGTGCTGCACATGGGACTCCTGATCTATTGGTTTATAATAGTTCTGGCCACTTTTTCACTATCGAGTTAAAGTTAATTTCAGCTAAAAAAATTCACTTCTCTCCACATCAAATTGGCTTCCATATCAAGCACCCGCACAATAGTTTTATCTGCAAAAAGACCCTCGGTCCTTCGTCCATAAAACTTTATGAGGGGCACCAGATCCAAGATTTAATATCTGGGATCGACGAACCCATAGCCACGGGCCTTAAAAACATTTTCGCATTTCTAAAAAAAATTTAGAATCCTATATTATCCTAGATCCACGGTCAATGGACAAAGTGCCGCGGACAGAGAGGAGCATGTGGGCGGGACCCACCCTTATTTTTTTTTTTCACGTGGAACACGGCTTGTGGCCTGTGGTGCGTGCTTGTGGGCGGGACCCACCCTTTTTCTCTTTTCCCGCTTGAGGGCTGGAGGAATACTTCCAGCCCTCTGTTCCTGTTTAGGAATTCTTTAAAATTTCTATAGAGTCTTCAAACTCTTCACGGTAGTGATCGTCCAGCCCAATAGAGTCATGGAAACCCCAAACACATTTATCCGCGCCCCAATAACCTTCAACTTGATCGGTTTGTAGATTGATCCAAATGTTTGGCCCGCCGCCAGCAACCATAAGCCTAGCGGCTTTGTAGTTGTGATCCTGAGACGTGATATATTCTACAGAGTAAACTTCGTACTCTTTGGAAAATTTAACCATCCCCGCCCAAGAATCGGAATCACCGTAGTTTGAAATATCTTCAGCGATGGATTTAACCATCCGCTGAAGTTTTTCTTCGCAAGTCTCACTTTTTTGATTAAGCATTTTTTAACCCTTTTTTAAATTGTTTAAACTTTTTGATCGCCTCGGCTTTAGTGTAAAAATAATATACTTGTGTTTCTAAGTATCCATTAATATTTTCACATATACGCCAAGCGCCTTCTAGATTTTTGTCTATTGTCATATATTCCTTTTTAGTTAGTTAAGCGCTGTGACGTCCAAGGTCTGGTTCCTAGAGGCTTTGCGACCTCGTGGCTACATCCTGGTTTCCATATATCATTTTCCAATGGACCAGCCATCACAGCAAGTTACATATAGGACATTACAGGACATAATGCAAGATCCGCGGTCAAAATAAAAAGAAATAAACTTCTTGACAGATCCTATAATATCCTTTACACTTGGACGGCGGCTGGGGATGGTGGTATATATTACAGAGAAGAGCGTGTGGGCGGGACCCACCCAAGAAAAAAGAGAAGAGCTTGTGGGCGGGACCCACCCGTGGCTTGTGGTTTTTTGTGAGAGGTGCATGTGGGCGGGACCCACCCGGGGGGGGAAATTTTTAAAAAAAGGCTTAGCCTGTTGCCTCGAGTACCTACCCCTTCCTCGATATTTTAACGGTAGAATTAACAACAGGTTCCATGCCCGAGCGTATTGCTCAATCGGTATTCCGATCCTAAGCCACTTGCCGAAGACCCTTTCGGGGGTTAACCATAACAAGGTCAAGTGGCCAAGGATCAGTACCCGTGCATTGAGACGAACTAAGCGTCTATTCCCACAGGTAGACCCATTACACACATTTGAGTTTTTATCGTCGTAATGTGCAAAAGGACGATGAAATTAATATAGGTTATTATAGGATATACGTCAAGCATTAAATTAATTTATTTTCAACCTGCAGGCGAGCAGCGCATGTGGGCGGGACCCACCCATTAAAGAGAGAAGAGCATGTGGGCGGGACCCACCCAAAAAAAAGAAAAAAATTAAACACTACATGTTGTGTTTAAGTTATCCACAGACACTAAAACCTCAAATTAATTATTTACATTATCCTATAATAACCTATAACAAATTTATAACTTAACAAACGAAAGGAATACAGTTATGAAACCAATAAGAAGCAACGAACTTGAATTCTTTAATAAAATTATTGAAGATAAGTTTTACGATATGAGACAAACACTTGAGACTGAAATCACAAGTGAAGCGCAAAAACTAGCTGATAAGAAATCACCGACAATGGCCAAACAATGTGGCGTTGAGGGTGATCTTAAAGCGTTAAAAATTGCTGATGAGAAATATAAGTCATTTGTTGTTAGCAAGATCGCGACCGAGAATAAACTACTGTCCGATGTCCGAGATCAAATGAATAAGATACAATCAAAGCTAGAGAGAATGGCCAAGGCGCGTGGTTGGGAAAGATCATTTGACGGCTACGACGCGAGAGAAGACGGCGCTCAATACTTTATAGAAAAACTTAACAACGCTTGTTATGATGAAGCATACAAGCATGTTAAATCTAATCATAAAGTCTATAATAACTTGAGAGATAAAAAGTCAGCGTGTGAAATTATCTTGCACACTGGGAGCGATATCAATTCAACTGTTTCAACTCTTCAAAAAGAAATGAAGACAGTTAATATTGACTTGCCTGTACCTAATCACTTACTACAACTAGCTGTTAAATAATGGATAGTATTTGGTACGTGATTATTTTTGGTTATGCTTTCGCTTTTATACTACTCGCTGTGTTTGGTATCATGGGTAGTTTGGAAGCGATTGATTATCAAAATAAAATCGCAAGGCAGAAAAAACTTACTGAAAGTTTTAATAGAAATAAACAATTAGAATTTCAGTTTAAAGAATAGTCGTTAAGCTATAACCACGTACCGAGAATTATGCCCTCGGTACGTGTACAACCAGAGCGAGAAAAATAGAGAAGAGCGTGTGGGCGGGACCCACCCGGGAAAAATAGATAAGAGCATGTGGGCGGGGCCCACCCTAAAAAAAAGAAAAAAGACCCACTACATCTTGTGCCAAAGTTATCCACAGCCACTAAAATTAATTAAAATAATAATGGACATTATAGGATATCTGTGCAGAATAGATTTTATGTTGTTTACAGAAATTATGAAGATTGTTGATGTAAGTGCTTGCACAAAAAACTATACACAATCGATCTGCCGAATGACAGAGGTGTCCAGGGGATATCATAATTACCCCCTGGAGCCGTTTAACTTAACGAAAGGAATACAATGTATAAAGTAATAAGATGGCAGACAGACGGAACAGAGGAAGTTTGGACTGCTCCAAAAAAACCAACACTTGAAGAGTTATACAAGTTGATTGGATGTTCAACAATTGAGAGACAATCGGGATATGATAAAGACATATCAAATAGAACTTTTGATATGTGGATGGATGAAGAGTCTAAAATGAAAGCACCAGAGTTTATTAAAAAAAATGTTCGTGCTACTAACTCTTGGTTCAGATGGATGGAGAGAACGGGACGTATGTGTATCCCCGGAGATTTTATTGCAGGCAATACTGTAATATATAAAAAAGCATAATTAAAAAAGCGGCGCGAGAAATCGCGCCACACTAGAAAAAATAGATAAGAGCATGTGGGCGGGGCCCACCCTAAAAAAAAGAAAAAAGACCCACTATATCTTGTGCCAAAGTTATCCACAGCCACTAAAATTAATTAAAATAATAATGGACATTATAGGATATCTGTGCAGAATACACTTAACTTAACGAAAGGAATAAAATGACGAAAACAATTAAACTAAGCGATTACTTTGGAGAGAAAGAATATACTCTAGAGGAATTTAAAAAAAGATGGTCAAGTCCAACAAATGAGATTTGGTCTTTTTTAATTGATCACGGCAACACCGAAGAAAGAGATTTCGGACAAAAACTTGTAGAAGAGATTTTTCCAAAAGTTACAGAAAAAGCTTTTGACAAGTTTTATCAAAGACAACAAAAAAGAGAGGAGAAATAATATGTCACTAATAATACACTACAACACGATGAATAAATACAACGAGAAAACTTTCAGTACAGATGAAAGAGACCAAGCTGATACTCTTGGTTGGATGTTAATGGGGACGGGTATCAGTGAGATCACTGAGAAGACAATCCCAGAACTTTTATTCAGAGTAAGATTTATGGATTTCAGTTATGGCAAGCCTTACTTTACATCTGACCCAAGTGATGAACAAATCATAACTTTGTTCAAAGCACATTTGGGATTGAAGATTGAGATCACGAACCGAGGTATCAGAAATCTGAATACTAGAAGACGGTTCATGGTTAATCAATTGGATAACATGGAACGAAGAATAGAAAGGAAGATTGCCAAGACTCAATAGAGTTCGTTAAGGGACAAAGGGGTATGCATAAACTGCAATGCAGTTCTTGCATACCTCTACAGGTTGTATAGAGAAGAGCATGTGGGCGGGTCCCACCCAAGAGGGGACCCTAAAGGAACTATATCCAAACTCAAACTGTTTGCTTTTAATTGATTACCCCCTTTGTTTATAGGGGTCCCAAGTCTACCCTTTAGTGTTTGATTTGAATTCTTAATGCTGTATAATACTTTCTCACATATTAAACATATGCTTACAGTTGAAGATATTAATAAAATTGAAGATCCTATCGAAAGAAAAAAATTAAAGATACAGATTATTCAAAGAAGTAAAGCGAAAGAACTAAAAAATATACGTTCTGATTTTTTGTCCTTTGTCAAACATATGTGGCCCGATTTTATAGAGGGGTCCCATCACAAAGATATAGCAGATAAATTTAATAGATTGGCTTCCGGAGAATTGACCCGTCTTATTATTAACATGCCACCTAGGCATACTAAATCTGAATTTTCTTCATACTTTCTTCCTGCGTTTATGATTGGACAAAATCCAAAATTAAAAATAATTCAAGCAACTCACACAGCTGAGCTCGCTGTAGGTTTCGGTAGAAAAACAAAACATTTAATTGATTCAGAAGATTATCAAAAAATTTTTAAAACTAGATTACAAGAAGATTCAAAAGCCGCGGGCCGTTGGAATACTTCCGAGGCAGGTGAATACTTTGCAGTAGGGGTCAAAGGTGCGGTGACCGGTAGAGGTGCTGATCTACTCATCATCGATGATCCACATTCAGAGCAAGATGTAAACTCACCTAATGCATTTGATCAAGCATGGGAGTGGTATACTAGTGGACCGCGGCAAAGGCTTCAACCGGGTGGAAGAATTGTAGTGGTCATGACAAGATGGAGTACTAAAGATTTAACACAAAGATTAATCAATGCTCAAAAAGATGAGAAGGCAGACAAATGGGAAATCGTAGAGTTCCCTGCAATCTTACCTAATGGTAAACCGGTCTGGCCTGAATATTGGAAGCTCGAGGACCTCGAATCTGTAAAAGCATCTGCGGGAATCGCGAAGTGGAATGCACAGTATATGCAAAACCCAACTTCGGAAGAAGGAGCTCTAATCAAACGAGAGTGGTGGCAAGATTGGGAGCATGAAGAAATGCCAGCCATTGAACATGTTATTCAAAGTTATGATACAGCATTTTTAAAAAAAGAAACTGCTGACTTTAGTGCGATAACCACTTGGGGAGTTTTTCGTCCCAATGAAGACGCACCGCGGCAACTAATATTATTAGATAGCTACAAAGCTAGATTAGAGTTTCCAGAACTTCGTCGTGAAGCTTTAAGGCAATATAATTATTGGAATCCTGAAACCGTTATTATTGAAGCCAAAGCATCAGGACTTCCTTTGATGTATGAACTCAGACAAATGGGAATCCCGGCAATGAATTTTACACCTAGTAAAGGACAAGATAAAATTGCTAGAGTTAATGCAGTGTCTCCTATGTTTGAAGCAGGACAGGTTTGGGCACCCTTACATCAACAATTTGCTCAAGAACTTGTTGAAGAATGTGCAGCATTTCCATATGGCGATCATGATGATTTAGTTGACAGCACAACACAGGCTCTGTTAAGATACAGACAGGGAGGATTATTGGATCATCCTGAAGATTATGAGGAAGATAGACTTCCAAAACAGCCTAAGAAATTTTATTGGTAATGAAAAAAAACCCCACCCTTATTAAAAACATGTCCCATGTAAAACAGGATCAAATACCTCCTTTAAGAGGTCCTAATCCGCGGGGCTTGATTAATGAACAAAAACAAGATAAACAAAGAAATCGCGTTTCACAATTGGAGAAAATAAATGGCAGAAATAGATAAGGCATTAACTGAAGTTAGAAACAAGGTTGAAATACCAGGGCCCGAGGAAAATCTTGAGATAGAACAAGAAATCCAAGAATCCTTACCTGATGCCGGTGACACAGAAATTACAGAGACCGAAGACGGTGGAGTAGAAATTAATTTTGAACCTGGAGCATTTAATCAAGCACAAAGTGAAAACCACTTTGACAATTTAGCTGAATTACTGCCAAAGGATATATTAGGTCCTCTGGGTTCAGAACTAAATTCAAACTATTCTGACTACAAAGAATCTCGTCAAGAGTGGGAACACACTTACACAACAGGTTTAGATTTATTAGGATTTAAATATGAACAAGGTTCACAACCTTTTCAAGGAGCCTCAGCTGCAACTCACCCAGTACTAGCTGAAGCGGTAACTCAATTTCAAGCATTAGCTTATAAAGAATTGCTTCCTTCAGGAGGACCGGTAAGAACACAAATCATTGGTCAACCTACTCCAGAAAAAGAAGAGCAATCTAATAGAGTTAAAGATTTTATGAACTGGCAGTTAATGGACCAGATGAAAGAATACGAACCTGAGTTTGATCAATTATTATTTTATTTACCTTTAACAGGTTCTGCTTTTAAAAAAGTTTATTACGATGAAATTTTAGGAAGAGCAGTTAGTAAGTTTGTTCATGCTGTTGATCTTGTAGTGCC